TGCCGGCTGATCGCCGCCCTTTCTCCCCACTAAAATCGACGCGCACGACGAACGGTCGCCGGTCACGGCGGGCGAAGGGCGGAGCGCGCCCGAACAACCAGGAGCGCAAAGCAATGCTCAAAAGCTACAAGATGACCCGACCGGTGCCGGTCTCCTCCCTCGTCGCCTACGAGGGTGAGGTGGAACTGACCCGTGCGACCGGCACGCTTCTCGCCGGTGATGGTGCCAAGCGGACCGTCAAGCTCGGTACCCTTCTCGGCAAGGTCTCGGGTTCCGGTGACCTTTCCGCGATCTCGGCAGCCGATGCCGCGAGCACCGGCAACGGTGTGCTCACCATGGCGGAACCGGCCCTGGCGGCGAATGCCAAGCTCGGCGTCTACACCGTCAACTGCACGACCGGCGGCGCCGATGGTGCGTCGAAGTTCCGCGTCGAGGATCCGGCCGGCACGCTCGTCGGGACGGCGACCGGGGGAGCTGCTTTCGACAAGGCGATCAAGTTCACGATCGACGGCGGCGGCACCAACTTCGTGGTTGGCGATGCGTTCAGCGTGACCGTCGTCCGTGCGGCGGGCCAGGAGGACGGCAAGATCGTCGCCTGGGACCCGACCGCGGCGGACGGTTCGGAGAAAATCTGGGGGATCTCGCTGCGCGAGGTCGAAGCCGAGAACGGCGTCGATAACGTCGACGGCATCCTCGCGCTTCGCCGCATGGCCGTGCTCGTCGCCGAAACGATCGCCTGGCCGGACGGTATCAGCGACGGCCAGAAGGCGGCGGCCATCCTCGACATGGATGAGCGGCTCTTCATCGCCGTTCGGTAACGCCCCTCACGACTGAGACGCCGCGCGATCTCCGGCAGCGCCGGAAGCGGCACCATTCGCTTTCTCGAAAGGAACAGACCATGCCGGAGATCCTTCTCCCCTATACCGACGTCGAGCTGACCGAGGAGGTCAATCGGATCCCGAACGTCTTCGGGTTGCTCAATGCGCTGAACCTGGCGCCGAACGAGCCGAAGGGCTCCAAATATGTCCGCATCGAGTACCGGGACGGCCAGATCTACGTGCTGGCGGCGACGGAGCGCGGCGGGCCGGCCGAAGTCGGCGCTGGCGACACCGGCAACGGGATCATCATCGAGATCCCGCACTTTCCGCATCTCGACAAGATCTCCGTCGATGACATCGACGGTGTCCTCGAGGTGGTGAACGGACAGGTGACGCCGAACTCGCTCGACGCCGAACTGACCCGCAAGCTCGTTCGGATCCGCCAGAAGCACTCGATCACCCGCGAGTACATCCGCCTCGGAATGCTCAAGGGGTTGATCAAGGACGGCAAGGGCAAGACCCTCTACGACATCTACGATCTCTTCGATATCGCGAAAAAGACGGTCGACTTCACGCTCGGAACGGAGGTCACCGACATCGTCGAAAAGTGCGAGGAGGTCAGCGACTACGTGACGACGAACCTGCAGGGCGAGACGATGAACGCCGTCGAGGCGGTCGTCTCGCCGACCTTCTTCTCGAAGCTGATCAAGCATCCGAAGGTCGAGAAGTTCTGGATCCAGGCCCAGAATGCCGCCCTCCACACCACGATTCGTCGCGACCGGTCCGGCGGCAACTGGGGGCGTGTGTTCGAGTTCGGGGAGATCGTCTTCCGCGAGTACAAAGGGACGATGCCGATCCGGGCATCGAATGGCCAGATGACGAACGAGGCCAATGTCGCGGCGAACAAGGGGCACGCGTTCCCCGTCGGTACCCAGGAGATGTTCCGGACTTTCGATGGGCCAGTCTATCACCTCAATCGGGTGAATGAGCCGATCGATGCGGGCTCGGAACCGGTCTTCATTTCCACCAAGGTTCTCGATCACGGCGAAGGCATCGAGCTGAAGTCGCAGTCGAACGTGCTCGCCCTCTGCAAACAGCCGGAGTGCCAGGTGGAACTCTCGACCTCGAACTAACACTGCCACCAACCGGGCGGCCTGCGCCGCCCGGTCTCCGCTGGGTGAACTCAATGTCGATTGATGCTCCTTACAGTGCGCTCCGCGGTGAATTGCTTGCGGCTGTCGACGAGGTCCTTGCCGAGCCGCTGCGCGCATCCTTCCTGAAGGACGCCGCTCCAGATCCGGACCGTCCCGCCTTCGAATTCTCTGCCCCGCTTCGAACCGGTAAGGCCGAGAGCGAAGACGTATCCGGCGGCCGGACGTCGGCGTGGCTGACGAACGTCGCCGGCAGCGTCGCAACCATCTGGATCGACCGGGCCACGTATGAGGGCCCCAACCTTCGCAAGGGTGACATGGTGAAGGCGTTGAGCCGTCCGCAAACGCCCTGGTTCCAGGTTCTCTATGTCGACGATCGCAATGCCTGGCGCCTCGTCGTCTATCTCGGGGCGGCCTGACCGATGAGCTTGATCCGTCTCGGTATGCGCGTGGCCGTGGTGCAGGCGCTCAAGGGTCGCACCCTGGTCGGTGACAACGTGCTCGACAGCGAGATCGGGGCGCTGGAAACAGACGCGAGCGGCAACCTGCGCAGCGGCCAGACGAAGCCGTTCGTCACCGTCTACACGGACCGGACGGACCGTCGAGACGGGGAGGGGTGGCCGCGCGCCTTCCTCGACAATGGGATGACCGATCTTGTCATCGAGATTGGCATCGCCGCGACGATGCTCGACAGGCATCCGGACACTGGCATCGGAGAGGTCGATGTCGGTGAGGTTGTCGCCGGGATCCCGGCGACTGACCGGGCTTTCGAATTTCACCTCGACGTGGTGTGCCGGCAGATCGCCGATGCGCTCACCGACTGTGACAACCCTTGGGCGTCGATCTTCCAGGGCCTGTCGACCAAGGTGCACCGGATCGAACGCGCGCGGGCAAGCTCTACGGAACAGTCCGGCCGGCTTGCAGCAGCCCAGCTGCGCGTCACGCTCGAGCTGATCGAGGATCCGTCCCGCGGCGAAGCCATCGATCCTGCAACGCCCTTCGGGCGGCTTCTGGCTCTGATGGAAGACAGCAATGCTGTCGATCTCGTCGCCTACGCCGCCACGATCCGCTCGCTGCTCGCCGGTGATTATGAGCCCTGGCGTATTGCGCAGGAACGCTTGGGACTGAGCGCCGGAGAAGTGGCGGTGCTCGGGATTGGCCCCCTTGAGGACGGTGCCGAGATCGAGGGCGCGACCATCGAGATCGATGGCCTCGGCTCGGTCGAGGTCACGGGGGACGCCTGATGTTCGACGTGATCGTGGGCACGAAGCTCGATCTGGAGATGCTGAAGACGGCCTTTGCCAATGCGCTGAAGGTCGGGCCCGTCGCCGAGGTTGACCCGGCAAAAGGGTATCGCCTCGATCTCGGCACGTCCTCGGACGGCGGCCGGCATCTCTCGCCGTGGTATCCGCACCCGGAAAGTGGCGGTGCGACGCGGACGTGGATGCCGCTGTCGAAGGGGCAGATCGTAGGGGTGATGAACCCTGCCGGCGATCCTCGGAAAGGGGTGCTGTTCCGGGCCGGCTTCTCCGGCCAGGCGCCGCCTCCGTCTCAGGACCTCGGCGAGAATGTCTTCACGCTCGGCGCCGTGCGGGTCTCCGTCACCGGTGACCGGATCACGCTCGCGATCGGGGATGCGAGCATCGCGATGACGTCGGACCGGATCGTGATGGACGCTGGCCGGATCGATATCGGCTGATGGGAGAGCCGGCACAGCGGGTCGGCGATGCCGACACCGGCGGCGGCGGCGTGACCGGCTCGCTGCAGTCGAAGGTCAGGATCAACGGCAAGCTGGCCGCCGTCGATGGCAGCCCGGTCTCAGGGCACGCGCCGTTCATGCCGCCGCACACCGGACCGGTCACTGCCCACGGGTCGGCGAAGGTTCGTTTTGGCGGGATCCCCGCCAACCGGGAAGGAGACGCCGACACGTGCGGGCACGCGCGGGCCGGCGGATCCCCGAACGTCAACATCGGGTGAGATCATGGAAAAGCGAGACTACGACGTCGCCGAGGGCGTGCCCTGGGTGAACGGGACGCGTGTGCCTGCCAATCGGATCGTGTCCCTCACGGAAGCCGAGGCGCGCTACGATCTGGCCCTCGGCCGGATCTCGCTCAAGGGCGGGCGCCGCGTCAAGCCGGTACCTGCCGCGACCACGACCGACGAGGCGTCCGACCAGTGAGCGGCGTCGACCGGCGGACCGGCCGGATCATCGGGACCCTCGATTGTGCCTATCAGGGCGTCGAGGTGACGCTGGGCACCCGGATCGGCTCGCGCGTCATGCTGCGCGAGTTCGGCGGCGGGGTGGTCGAGCTCCTCGGCCGTGCGATCACGCCCAAGCTCTTCGCCGCCTGGCACCAGCTGGTCGGCACCGCGATCGACCTCTGGGTCCCGAACTTCAAGGTGCGGCACCTGCGTGCCGAGGGAAGTGCCGAAGAGCTTCGCCTCGGGCGCGCAGGTCTCAGGATCGAGGTGGACTTCCGACCGTACGCCCATCTCGCAAAGGATGATCCGCGCTACAGCGAAGAGGTGGAGCGGGCGGTCTCGTTCACGATCGGCTTCGGGCAGGGGACGGCTCGCGTCCTATGATCAGTCCGACCTCGATCGACCTGTCGCGCGTGCCGTTCCCGAACGCGATCCACGCGCTCGACTTCAAGACGCTGAAGGCAGAGTTCCTCGCTCGCTTTCTCGAAGGCTGGGCGGTCCAGCGCGTCGCCGACCCGACCTTGCCGCAGTACGACGTCGAAACGCTGGAGACCGATCCCGTCGTGATATCGGCGGCAGAGGCATGGGCCTATCTCAGGCTTCTCGATCGGGGACGGGTCAACGATGCCGTGAAGGCTGTCCTGGCACCCCGTGCCACGGGCGCGGACCTTGCGAACATCGCCGCATCGCAGAACCTCGCTCGGCTGACGGTGATGCCGGCGACCGATAACGCGGCGGCCGTGATGGAGACCGATGCGGCGCTTCTCCGGCGCTACCTCCTATCCTTCGATCGTGCGTCGGTCGGCTCGATC